GTGAGCGGGCGCATGAAATAAAATGCAGGATCTTTGGCCGGATCAATTTCGAGCACTAGATGATTAGCCGTACGGATGTACTCGGAATATCGAGCCCCCAACGTATCTAGGTCCCCTCCAATCGCTTCGTCATCCAAAGCGATGAACTTGATTACAGTACCAAGTCCGGGTCGTGCTTTACGTGCCATATCTACCTCCAGTAAAAAAGAAGGCCGAGCTTTTCAGCCCGGCCCTGACACAGTACCTTACTTTTTAGACTACGCCAAGCTGAAAAATGGTATTGACATGGCTACCAGTATCAAACACATCGATCGACTTGACGAAATTGCTGGTGCTCAGTACCCCAGACTGCCCGTTGGCATTCACACCGGTGAACGTCCCGGAACCAGTACCGGTATAGGTAAGCACGAATGCTCCCTTATCCGTCTGCACTAGGAGTTTACCAGCCGACGGGAAGCCCGTAGACGCCGCCACATTTAGAGTACCGCTCCCCGCGAAAGTGCTGATATCCACAGTATTGGAGGCAACCGCTACCGTAGTAGAAACTCCCCCGCCATCACCGTTCCAATCGCCAGCTCCAAGACGAATGGTCTGGCTCATGATGTCGTCCATCATGCCTTCCGAGCCCGGGTCCTCCATTAGATGCGCCTGGGGTACGAAGCAGAACCACGCGCCTTTACGCACAGCCGAGTTAGAGGTGCGCACGAAACCGGACTGGGGCTCCCAGTAAGCCACAGTCAGATTGCCGAAGGCCTCATTGCAGCATAGACCTACGTATCGCTGCCACTCATGATTGTACATACACTCGAAGCTCATTTCGAACTTACCGGACTGCGAAGCCAGTACCTCGCTGATACCCGAAGTCGCAGTAAGAGACTTTCGACGTACGTACCCCGCTTCCCATTTGATGGTCATAGACGAGCTTCCCATTTGATGGTCATAGACGAGACATCGAGATCTACCTTTCGGTCGGTAGAATCCATAACCCCGTCCGTATTCACATCCCACGTAAGCCAGAGTTTAGCTCCGTACGAGACCTTAGCGCACGGAATGTAATTCTCGATGTACGAGGGCTCGTCATCCATGGCCTTGGTGACGTATGCAAAAGAATTATGAAGGAACGTGATCTTCACCTGCGGAATCTCACCCACCTTAGTAGTGGACTCCCACATACGCGCACGGCACCCCATCATCTTCACAGTGGCGCTCGAATTGGGGCGCATCAGGAGAATAGTGAAACTCTCGCTAATGGCCTCCAGCCGGTTATCGTACGCGCTCTGACAGGCGTAGTACAACGGGTCAGCGGCGGCCGGAGTAGCGCTCAGGCCCCAGTTAACACCGTCATACACCGCCTGTAGAATGCTAGAACCACCCGCAACGGTCGGTCGGATGATTTCAAAAGCCGTTCCGGACCCAGGCCCATCGACCGCCACTACATGCCCGGCCTTCATAGTACCGGCAGTCGCCACAAACGTATCAGCATCAGTAGCGGAAGCCACAGTGGTAGCCGCCCCACCCACATCGGAGGTCTGATCTCCAACTAGAGTACCCGACGCCGTAGCCATCAAACGTAGCCATACCGGGGGCTGAGTACGACCAGTATTACCGGTAGTCCCATAATCGGTAGTCGTACCGTTCATATTGACGGTAATCGAAAACTCCCCGCTGTCTCCCGGAATGCCCGTTACCTTACACGGATCGTAATCATGCGTCGAGAAAACCTGCGGAACCTCCACGAGAGGCAATTTCGGCATTCCCGTAGGCTTTTCAGCAAGGCGTACGAACTGAGCTAGCACGGAGTTGGCCTGAAACTTATAAGTTTCACTTACACCATCTACGTAGGCCGCCGCCACAATACCCGGATCGGTACCGTAAACGGCCTCCGGCATAATCTTAAGTGCATAGAAATCAGCACGTTTCCCATTTCCCATTTGCCTTACCTCCTAACTAGGACGTGGTTTGAATTGCAACGGTGATTTGGAGAATGTACTGCTCCTCACCTAGTTTCACGACGTCCGAATTCACAATTGTGATTCTCTCAACACAGGTACCCGCACATGAGGGGTAATTATCTGGGTGTATTAACCAGCGTTGTACAATCTTATCATCATCCCACATCACGACGTGTGTATCATCGTGATGATCACCGGCAAAAAACCCGATCTCGATCATAACATGATCGATCTGTCGTGTCTTCCCACCAGTGATAAAGGCTTTATGATCTTTCGTGCCCAGATACTTTATCTTGGTGCAGCGATCAATCCCCCCTCCTGTTTTCTTTCGTAGATCTTCTCGCTGCGACCGCTGAAAGTAGGGAACATGGAAATCACTATCTGTAGGTGTTAAACCACCCTCTCCGGTATCTGGGTCGCGGCAAATGCCTGCATACAGCCCTTCAATAACACAGGCGTAAGACATTAATCACCCCCCATATCTAATAGTCGATTACGTCGGAACCAAATCTGCTTTTTGGGGGAGGTCATCTCTTTCGTGGTAAGTTTTCCGTCACTGTTTTGATCTACGGTAATCTTGAGATTACCCATAAATCGGGCTCGGCTACGTCCCAGTTCCTCGATATACCTATCTCCTTGCCCGATATAGGATTCAGGGATAGAAAGCCCTTGAAACATGACCAGATTGTACACACACTGTAATACAGTGATGTCCCTTAGAATGGTGTTTTCATCCGGAATGATCAAATTGTATCGAATCCCGCTCACGTAGAGATCGCGGACAACATCATTCCAGGCCCTCGTTACCAACGCCTCTTTGTTTCTAATTTGAGACAGTTGATCATCGGCATCCGGTCGGAGATTAAGAACGTCGCTCCACGTAGCCGGTTGTTCAAGAATTTGTCGAACTACATCGTACAACTTCGTGTACGCGGTCCACACCCCGTCAACCTTTACTTTCCAGACGGCCTTGATCTTTCCGGTGTACTCGGCGGAAACACTGGACCAGTCGACATTGTAGGATACCCGAATCCCGGTGAGTGTATCTCCCGCTTTGATTGGAGCATCAATCCCCTCGTCAAATCGCATTTCGATAATATCGCTGCCAGACGTGTCGTACTCCGATACACGTAGCCAGAACTTTCGTCCGCCACGATTGAGCAGCAGTTTTCTTCCTTCCCCCGTCAGATCTCCGATAGTGCCGTCTGTGTTAGTGGGAACTACCACTTTCCACGGAGCCTGTTTGGCCGGCAGAGTTATAACCAGATCATCAATGACACATGGGGCATCGGTAATAGTCGTGAATGACGGATCAATTTCGCTGATAGACCGCTGATCTACCGTAGTAAGCGTGATAGTTGCTTCCGTCGGCTTCGCAGTCAGCCGTTCATCCAGAAATAGCATTCCGCCTTGCTGGAAGATTAGCGTATTATATGCCGACATAAGACCTCCAAAACAAGGGGAGCACCCGAAGATGCTCCCCACCTACCACCCTATTACGCTCCGGGGGTGCCTACAATACCGCGCCAGTTATCAGCAATAACGGCGAGCTGCATCTTCACATGCCACACCCAGTCATCGGTACCCTGCTCGATGTACGCCGGCTTCAGTTCCGGTAAGCGCGCCCACACAGCATTAAGCGGCGTATTGCGCGAATCCAGCAGGAAGGTGGCATCGTTATCCGAAATCATCGGATGAGCCATCGTCCGAATTCCGTATCGAGACGTGATCGCCGAAATAGTATTCGGGCCACGCACCGACGTCGGGACCTGAGTGTACTCGCTCTTGGTGACACGCTCGGCATCACCCCACGAACCACCGCCCGTGATCAGAAGATCCGGATTGTAGGTTCCAGTCGGGACACCACTCTCGTTAGGGGTACGCGCCCCCAGCTCGATTAGCGCCTCCAGGGTAGCCTCCGCCAGGTCAGCCGGGGTAGCAAGGATATTGCTAGCGGTACCAAGCGAGGCATTACCAAGCGGATGATCATTCGCGAGCAGCGCCTTACCGTCGTACTTGGTGGGGTACGAGCCGGAGAAGCCGCGATTGAACATGTTGAAGATCATTACACGCACCGTATGATTGAGAATCTCAACCATCAGGCGGGGCCACTGATCGATCTGGTGGCTACGACCGTAATCACGAAGCTCCTCGCTGGCTTTCATACCAAACTTAAAGATCTCGGTGGTTACAATCGTCTCCTTACCCTGGCTCGGAGCGTAGTACGTATACGTAGCCCCCTCGTTACTGCGAGGAGCAGTAGCGAAACCAAGATAATTCTCGCTTACACGATACCGATCGGTACCCTGAAGAAACGTCTGTCGCACGAGCGGCAGAGCCTTATCGAGCTGGGCGTCCCACTCCTCGAAGAAGTACGCGCGATATCGCTCGTCTACGTCGCGGAGAAACGCCTCAATAGTACCTTTAGCCATGTTATGCCTCCTACCTTAGTTAGCCAGCAAGTGCAGAGCAAACTTGCACCGCAGCCTGTTCTTGGACTGCCACCCGGGAGTCCAGTCACCCGCTAGAGCAGACCCACCATAGGTCGAACCATCGCGGAGAGGATCCTCGAAACTGGCAATCGCGAGGCCCTTCAGTACATTAGTGCTCGTAGCATCGAGATTGGCGTAGAAAACGCTAGACGATACGACAAGATCAAAAGCCTTTCCGACCACGTTAGTCTGCGTGACCTGCGCAACGTTATCGGCCGCGATGTCGAATTCGACCTGGGGATCGTCATATACGAGCACCTCATCGTCCGCAGCCGCCGAAGCCATCTTACGCGCCGCAATACCAAGAAAACTCGTGGTAGTTGCGTCCGCCAGGACAACCCGCCCTGCACTATCCTTGGTAACCGGCTGGCCGATCTCACAGGTGAGACCCGCCGCAGCCGGATAACGGTTGATACGGTCCGCGCCGTTTACAACATTGAGATCAGCCATTTCCTTACCTCCCCTCTATTTTACTCGGGACCCATTACCCGAGACTTAGTGTCCGCAGCCACAGTCAGAGTCTGCGTCTGAGTCTTATCACTCATGAATTTAGCACCCTCTCGAAGGTCCGGCGCCATCTGCTCCGCATGCTCACCAGGCGCCTTGGACTTGTCGAGATCCTGCGCATGCTTTAGATGCCACTGCTGAGCCTCTTCCGCGTGTTCCGCCGATCGAAGCATGAGCACCATGCCAGCCATTTCGATAGAAGGCAGTCGAGCATCCCACTCCTGAGGGAAATCGTAGCCTTCAGCCATCATCTGCTTAATTCGATCGTCCGTCTTCATGACCAGGCGAGGCTTAAGTTGTCCACCCGCCGAGAAATCATGAGCGCCGTAACGACGCAGATCAAATCGGCTAGCCTTACCATCCAGAATTACCGGTTTAGCCGAGCGCGACTTGATGCGCTTGGCTACGGATTCTGCAATAGAAATCTCTTTGGTCTCAGTCTTGGTTTTTTCGGTATCAGCCATGTGAATTCTCCTTATTAGCGCTTGCTGCTAGCCGCACGTTCGCGTTCCAGCGACTTGATCAACTTCTTCTGCTTCTCTTCGTCCCCAGGATACCGCTGACGAGCCCAGGCTTTATCTTTATCGGCTTGTTCATCCGACGATACCTTGATGGGCCGCGACCCACCAGTTGCAGGGCCGGGAGGAGCCGCCTTACGTTCCGTACGCACCTCAGAATCCTCTTCAGAGTCCAGGCTACGGAACACGCCGACGTTCTTAGGATCCGTGCGTACTCGCTTCGCAAACACCTCGAAATCCTCTTTCTCCGGATCAAAACGCTTCAGAAGCGCTTCACCGAAATCAGGGTTTCGCAAACCATGCTCAGCAACGAGAGTGTTCACCAGTCGCTGAGTCTCCAACGACTTCTCCAACTGTTTCACACGCTGATCCGCCTCGACCTTAGCCTTACGAATCTCTTCCTGCTCCTGCTTCAAGCGCTCTTCCGCACTTAACTTGCTCTTCTCCTGCTCTTTCTTGAAAGTCTCATACTCGGAAGCGGTCTTCTGGAGAGTCTTGATAACTTCCTTCATCCGCTCAAGTTCGCGCTGCGACTTATCATCACCGCCGCTCTTGTCTTCCTTTTTGTCGTTTTCAATGACCTCTTCGCTCGGCTTATTTTCCACAGACATCGTGTTCTCCTCAATTTTACTCTAGGGTTGGTAACCCGGCTAGAGACCGGGAATTGAAGAGCCCGGGAACCCGAGCGTCCTCACTACTGTAACCGAGCAGTTGCTCGGTGTCAAGAAAAACTGTTAAGCACCATAAATTTTCTCAACCAAGTTGTCAAGGAGTAGTTGTGCAGCCACATCTAACTCCTTATCACTGGCTGAAAACATCTCTGGTCTCCCTCTATTCTCAGCCTCGTCAGCGGCCAGATTGTTAGGTCCTGAGCTGAACCCAATACTAATTACAGAATTAGGTACGGGATTCGTTCCTCCATGGCCCCAGTCCTTCCAGGCTGCTCCTGTGTTAGAAAAAACGAAGAGATCGGAGACCAATCCTAATTCTTTTCGATACTGTTTGTAACCTCCCCCGTGAAACGTCTCCCAGCCACGAGCCGGTGTTCTTCGTCTCTTAATTCCCGGATTAGGTGGCACTCCGTCCTGATGCATCACAATAGGATGTTCGGAGTACCCCTTCAGTACCCCGTCAGGTCCTTGGCCGTATCGTGACACACGTATACGGATACCATCCCTCACTGCATCGGCTATTACAGTGAGATATTGCTTACGAACCATAACCGCAGACGGGATGTTCCAGTTGAGGCTTAATCCCATCGAATCCCCCGCTTTTTGGCGTTTTCCTGCGTAATTGGTGTAAATTGATGTCGACAGCCATAACCCCCACACAACGTTTTTACATTGGGGGGTACATAGACATGTAACGATGGATGATTGTTGAGATTATCCACCTCACTATCCGTGTAGGCCTTTCGCTCCGCAAGAACATCCGCACAGAATTCACGGTTTCGCTTATCCTGGGGGCCGTCGTAAAACCAACGCCGATTGGGTACCTGAGCGCCCGCCAGCTCCATAAACAAACGATCGAACATGGACATGATGGTGTCCAAATCTTTTGTCACAAATTCTGTTATGGCTCTCTCTACGGCTTGCTCCACCGCAGTGATGACATCTTCATCAGAGATACTTCCGACTTTGGCCTCAGATACTCTCGCCCTAATCTCGGCCGCTAGCACATCTATACGCGCATCGGCTCTTTCTACCAGTCCATCCGTACGGACAGTGCGTACAGCATTCATTTGCTTCTGCAATACGACAAGCCTCTCTTTCAGAGGTAGCCCCTCCACCAGATCGTCAAGAATGGAATGCATGATCCACGCCCACCATCTCAAATCGTTATCGTCAATGTTATTAGGGCGGGTTTGGCTTAACACCTCCCCCACCATCAAATCTACACGACTTCGATGTTCGTCGATGTACTGATCTGCGATATCAGCAAGTTCGGTGTACATATCCATAATTACACCTTGATACTCTTATTGCCGGACGCGGCCGTGGTATTATCCCCCGTCTTGTTATCTGGTCTATCCAAATTCATGGGCGGATTCCCAGACTGCCCAGTCCGTGGGGTTTTCATACTCATCATGGTACGGCTTTCTTTCGTGTTCCGATCGCGATTTGCGTCCACGATTTCCTGGGCTCGGTCTTTTGGAATCTGTCGTTGCGCCGCGACAATATCAGCTCGATCAACCACATCCATATCGAGCAGAATCTTTTGTGTGGCTGCATCGGCCATAGGATCCACATTAGGAGCAAGCTCCCCGAACTGCACCAGAATGGTAACTTTTTCCTCTCGGGAAATTAAAGGAGAATCGAATCGAGGAATGGACGTAAGGGGCACGCTTTCGTTATGGTAATTCCAGATGATAGCCACAAGCCAATAGGACTCCCTCTCGTACGGGATCCATTTGGGGTATTCAACGGTACGCTTCTCAGCGAGAGCAACACGTCCTTGCGCCCTAGAAATACCGGACTGTACTTTCGTTTCAGGATCAACAAGCTCCGGATCGATCTGATGTAGACGGGCTGTCGTTCGCATACCCTTAATGACCGCCCCCTGAGCCTCAGAGATAGGAGCAGCCGGGTGCGCGAATTCCAACTTAGCTTGAGGGTCGCGGAAATGCATCGGAGCTGCTACCGAGTACGCCTGGTCAGCGACCTCTTCCGGCTCTACACCGGAAAATACAGGGATAGCGAATCCCTGAAACTCCTGCGTGTGCGTGACTCCAGTCATACCACGATCAAATACCTGATTCTGCTGCACCAGAGCATCCGACCCCTGCTCATGGATATGTCCACTGAGCTTGGAATGTGTATACATGATGGGCTTTACAGGAATCTGCTCCCCAGAAAGTTCATCCCGAGTCCAGTAGGGGTTCTCGTTCACTCCTGTCTCTGTGAGATCCAGATTCTTGAACATACCACGATCAAATACCTGATTCTGCTGCACCAGAGCATCCGACCCCTGCTCATGGATATGTCCGCTGAGCTTGGAATGCGTATACATGATGGGCTTTACCGGAATCTGCTCCCCAGAAAGTTCATCCCGAGTCCAGTAGGGGTTCTCGTTCACTCCCGTCTCTGTGAGATCCAGATTCTTGAAAGGGACACACTCCACCGTTTCATACCACCAATACCTACCCCACCAACACTGCCAGATGACATCGGTGTCTGGGGTTTGTTTGGTCATCCAGTTGAGATCTTGGCGCACGGCCACAAAACAATTCGGATGCTGTAGATCATCTGGGGCGGACTTATCGGGGATAACGTACACGTCTTGCGGTTGAAGATTGTGCTTCTTGATACGCTTATAGCGCTCATCATAGGAAATTTGCTGAAAAGCCGTAGCAAATAGTCCAGTCCATTTACATAGCTGATCTGCAAAAATATCATGAGAACAGGCGCTATAGATATCATTAAGCCGCTCAGTATCCTTCTCCTGTACTTCTTTCCCTTTCAACACCTCACGCATTTTTGGATGTACCGCGTACACGACACCGGTGTTATCGACTACCACCTGGGTGAAATTAGTCACCATCGGTTTCACGATGGTGTTCTCCGTGGCATCCGGAAGCATGTACCGGATATCATCCCAACCGCTACCAGAGTGCGCAGCCTTCCAGTCACGCGGGCGAATATAGTTCTTGCCTCGTAAGATTGCGGCGTTCTGCACCACCTGATTTACCGAGTAATACTCAAAACGTCGGTTCATCTCGGCGGCATACTGTCCCGTAAGCCAATCGGTGTACGACTCGTGCTTGGCACGATGCTCCGATAGACCCTCTAGTTCAGGATACTCTACGGTATCGTACCGAACACCCTTCTTGGGTAAAACTCGTTTGAATACGTCCAGAATACCCATATTAATCCTCCTCATCCTGAAAGCGTCGTGTTTTTTTCACATTACGTGCTGAATCCCCGAACCGAACACGCCTGTAGGTTTCATACTCATTTGTCATCAGCACATAGTGCATAGCGTCGATGCTGTGCTTCCACTCGTTTTTGGTCTCAGAGGTGATTTCATCAATAAAGTGAGACTCTAAATTCTTCTGCTCTTTGAACGCGAAATTCCGCAACGAGTTGATGACTCCCCTGGTGCGTCGGGACCTGGGCATCAGGGCTTTGTTGATAAACAGTTTACGCTCTTTGAGTAGTAGCGCAATAACATCCAGACGAGTTAGGAGAGCCCCGGTGTTGGGAATTAGCCTGGTCTTAGGTCGAATACCCATTACACGCTTAATGATATCCGCGACGCTTTCTTTGCTCAGGGAATTAGAGTGTCGTTTGTGTGAATCCTTTGGATCGGACGAAAAAGACTGAATGTTCCCAAGGCGGAAACCACGATCTTGGCAGTCTTTCAGCACTTCTTCTAGCTGCATGCCTTCGATAACGATTTCGTCGTAGAGCATCCAGGCATTGTGCTTGGGTGATTTCCGCATTGCGACCAGTGAGCCAGTCGCCCACCCAGGATCTAGTCCAATGTGCCACTTTAGATGCGGATATTTACGAGGGTCCATATCCATATCAACGACATGCGTCGATTCATCGAACACGGTAGAGAATCGTTGCCCTCCAACGCCTTTTACCCACTTGCCGAACACCTGCATGTCCACCATTGCAGACGAAGCATGTGATGCGTCTTCGAAGAACTCCGGCTCCAGCAGAGGATTATTAAGGGCACTACCCGTAAACGCGGCGACATCAGGACGAGGGAGATCGGTATTCGGGTCGAAAAAAACCTCGTAGAGAAAGTGGGATTTCTCGGGGGTGCCACATACGACTACGTGGCTTTCAATGGCTCTAGGATCACGTACGCGCTGGTTTGCACGAGTCCAGATACCGCTGCTTTGGAGGAACGTCCCTTCGTCGATATACATGCCCCCAACGTCAGCGGCGATGGCGCTCTCCTCATCATGGAGGCCATAGAAGCTGTACACGAGACCATTCCCCATCTCCTGTCGTCTTTCATCCTTGCTATCGAACCATCCGTTCCTATTCTTACCAGTAGGGGCATGAAGTGGTCGCCCAATATGAGACTCGATAGAGCTTAACATACCTCTAAAGGCGGGAGCAAGACGATTGGTGATGTACCGACTATGCGGAGCGGCCATAACAAATCGCAGGGGATTTCCTTTCCAATCCGATGCTAACTCCCCCTCCCACCAGCCATCCTGCTTCACCCCATCCATGATGGCACGGACAGATAAGATCTTGCTATTATGTGACACTATAAAGTCGGCTAGAAGGAAACGACAATCCCCATCGAGGGAGAATCCATAATAGTCCTCAACACCTACACTGGTAATAGTGAAGCCGGTACGTAGCACGTTTTTGATTTGCAGTCGAGGGGCTAGTTTCTTAATCCTCGAAGGGACATCCGAGGCACCAGAAAGGGTTACTCTCCAATAGTTTCCTACGGCTCCAGTCTGACATGCCTTAACACTGGGGCTGATAGTAGCTAGAATACCGACAGATTTCGCCACGAATACGACGTCGCGCGCCAGTCGTTCTGATTTCGAAACGTAGTCGTAATATCCTCCAGTTTTATGGCCGTCGGTGTCCATAAGACCGGCCAGAATTTGTAGTCGCGTTTCTCGCGTACCATACTTGTACACATCCGGAATGAACTTCATACCACAATTAACACCATGTACCCCGAATTTATCAGCCTCCTGCTTCCACTCTTCCAGAATTTCGGGATCCATGGTGGTCACGGCCGGAGTGTCCATAATAGACCCATCCCCCAGCAAGATACCCATAATGTATGGATTGATAGGCAGTTCCGTCTCGGGCCGTTCGAAATCAACTCCGGGGGAATAGAATAACTTCCATCTCTTTTTGGCAGTCGGCCCCCACCCTAACCACTCCTTGACGGAGACATCTAAAAGATCCCCGTCCTTGTATCGTGAATACTCTTTGTTTCCACTACAGACCAATGTCAGGATATGATCCTCGTTGACGTAATGTGGATCACCAATGATTGGTTTTACCTCATACATCATACCCCTCCCCCTAGAGGTATTCTGTACTACACGTACTCCAGATAGTCCTTGGACACGATCCTCCACCAGAATGTCCTGTACTTCCTTGGTTGTACCATCAGCCATCAATACCTGAGTACCATACCGAAGGCACTTACCGAATCCTGCCCCGGTGAATAGCCCAATTCGCCGAGCTGTGGCTTCTAGGAAGGCGGCCTGCTCTTCCCACACCATGAACTCTGCGTACTCTTCACCAAAATCGAATACAGGGATATTGTCTTCCATTATTCGACAACCTCCTCTGAATATTCGATGTTGTGTTGTTCGGCCAGTTTCTTAGCTTCATCGAAGCGTCGAAGTTTCTTGAGAGCCGCGATCTTACGCTCGGGAGCAGTGTGACGTACATCGAAGGTTACATTAGCCCGAACGGGAACATCGCTCGCTTTGTCTTTATGCTTCTTCTGCATATCGAGACGCATCTGGCGCGCCTTGACTACCTCTTTGTTAGCCCGGATAGCCACATCGAAACGAAGTGAAATTTCTTTTTCCTCGATACCAACCGCCTCTTTTTCGGGTGGCTCGATAGTATTCCCCATCTCCACAATCTCACCCTTCGAGTACCGTTCCTGTGCCATTCCCTCGATGGCTCTCTGGGTGGCGAAACGCGCAAGGATTTCTAGCCTTTCAACCGGCTCGGAAAAATCTCCAAGAGTTTCACGATCCACACGTAGAACTTCGCGCATGGATTGCGGTAATTCATCGTGCCATTTGGGTTGCAACATAAAAAGCCTCCGTAAAGCCTCTTGACTGTACTACAACAAGTAGTCTATAGTCAAGTTACTTTAACGGAGGCTTAAATGAAAATTGCTGAAAAGAACAGGACGCGCCCTCAGAGGCCTTTTATCCCCGGTAGAACTCCGCTGGTTACAAACTGGTTACATGTAACCAAAGTAACCGGGAAGTATTTTCCGGTCATCCCCTCCCTCATCTCATCAGCCATTGCTACGTTTTTGTTACGTTTAGGTGCTGGGGAATTCCGTATCCCTCGACGAAGGGTTGGTATATTCAACCTTTTGGTCCCCAATGGGCAGATATCGGCGAATGAACGTCTCTCGGGAGTCATCCTTAAGCGAGACGCAACCGTACGGCCTGCTCGTAGATCATCTTGGGAATTAGACCTCTGTGCCCCTCCAGCCACTCTAGGTCCCATGGGCCCTCCCACTCCGATGGCGCGTTCCGAGAATAAGGGCATGCCCGAGTTACCGGAATTTCGCCTCGGAAGATAACGTCGCCCTTCCTCTCTCCATCGACCTTGTGCCCGTAAATCATATCCAAAGAGGCAGCAGGGTACGCCTTTTTATCATGGAAGGCCTGTGCTACGATCATCAGAGCGTCATCTGGTGATAAAGCCTCCCCTCCCATAGGATAGAGGACCAATGGGCTGTTGGGTGACTTCCAATCAAGAAGGAACTCCTCCGAGTCTACGCTCATAGCTCGCCCACTCGGGGCATAGAAACCACCGCTTAGCCCGAACCAATTTGAGGCTACTCCTCGGAGCGGGCCATCAACGGGCAGGGGTAGTAGATAGTTTTCGACCCAAAGCCATAACCTAGAAGCCCCAGGCGCGCCATCCCACTGGAAGATATCCATGCTTGGCGTTTCAAGCGACCCGGTGTAGGCAATTAGAATTAACGCCCATGCAAAGTCCCAGCGCTGTCTCAGCATATAGGCATCTACCCATTGTTCCAGCAGCGACATTTCTATCGTTTCCGGAATACGGCATTGGGCGGAAAACCGCCCAATATCAAGAGCCAGCGATGGAGAGAGAACTCCTCGCGTATCCATATCACGGAGCAACGGGACGTAGTGCGTAAACGGGTTACGCACAAACGCTTTTAGTTGGTCTAGGACTCCATGACTAATAGAACGTCTTCCAAGGGCAAACATCGGATACCTCCACCAAATTCGATATACTCTGTTGCCCCGGCTGGAGCGTGTGATGGGAACATGATACGATCCCCCACTTGCAGTCCATCAGAATCCGTATCGCGCGGGAGTTCGATAACCCTTCCAATAGTGCCCAGACCGTCGTTTACAAGTTGCTGTAACCCGTCATATACAACAAGATTGTCTTTCCTCTGGGCTACCGCTTCCTTCTGTACCATTACCCAGCCAGGAGCCGGTCGCATATCGAACCCTTCAGTCTCCTCAAGGGGCTTTCCGATTGCACAAATCTCGTCATAGCGCAGAGCTAGAAACCGACTATCCCTATCCTGCTCAGTACCGGACACTGCCCTAGCTGCCAGCACTGTCCCCACCTCAATTTTCTGAGCATCCCAGGTAGTCCGGAAATTACGATTGATGGGCTTACCGGGGTCCTTGCCATTCCACGACCCCCCAGTGCTCAAACATCGGAAACGCCAGCCATTGGGGTTATCCCCGACCCGCCTAACCACATAACGCACAGCGTTTACGTAGTCCTGTTCTGATGTCTTATTAGACACCATCACCAATCCCCCAGGCGTTACTCCTTTACTATTCACCCAGCCAAAGCCTTCAACGAAGACTTTGTCGGTGTCAACGTATTTCTCACAGATGACGTATCCGGGCATCGGCTTCACGGCATCGTCTTGAAAGATTTGGTCAAGGAGACGTGCGTCGTACATTAGTTCCTCACATGACAGTTATCGAAGAGATCACAGCAGACTAGACCGTTTCGCTGCACTGAAACGAATTTTCGGCAGACGTAGTCTCTACCTCCGAACGCGTACCCCTGCACAATCGGGTTTACAAGACCCTGACTAAGCAACAGGCTGTGCATATCGGTGGTTCGACCACAACGCCGGACGCCCAGCGAAGCTCCGGTAATGAAGATACAGAAAATAACAGCGTGCCAGATACTTCGCTTCCTCATGATTAGCTCCATTTTGGTGGGAAGGGCGGGGATCGAACCCGCGACCATCGGATTAAAAGTCCGGTGCTCTACCTACTGAGCTACCTACCCATGTATAGGCCTGGACGGGCTCGAACCGTCGACTTACCGCGTGTAGGGCGGTCACTCTACCACTGAGTTACAGGCCTAGATAGCGGGATTGCTCCCGCTTCTGCATTACGCGAGATCGGAAACGTCGACGATCTGTTTGCCCTCGACCTTCCACGTAGCCTGCGTCGGCTTGAACGCATAATTGCCCTCGCCGCGCACCTTCGAGAAGAACTTGTGTCCGTCCTTCGTCTTGAAGATAATACCGTCCAGCTTCTTCGCGGCGTCGCGAACCGCCTGCCGATAGTTCTTCTCAGCCGCGACAAAAGCCTCCTGCGCCGCAGCGATAGCCTCCTTGGCCTTCAGATAGGAGACAATCGTATCACGCGCATCAGCATCAGTAACCTTAGTATCCGCCATAGTAACCTCCGTTGGTTTGTTGGGTAGTCGGTGATTTCCGACTTACCCGAGGACTATAATCTCAAACTCTGTCAGGGTCAAGTGGTTTTTTGACTATCGCCTACTCTCGCCGATAATCTTATGGAGGACGGTTTGCTTCAACCCCTCGAAAGCCTCATGTGTACGCGGTTCCCCGTTAAGGCACGGTACATCGAAAGTTGTATCATACACTGGAATGCCCTTAGCAATAGCTTCCTTAACTTCACCAATCGCCCCACCGCTTCGTTCCCAACCGGGACAGAGAACGACGGCATCGCAGCGACGCAACAATTCCTTGGTCGCCTCGATCCACCACTCGTACGGTTGATCGACCAACTTCTCGAACTCGGCGGTGTTGTTGTGTGGGATCACGGGATACCACCCCAACAAAATCATCTGCTGCCCTACCTTGACGGCAGAAGCAATGTTCAACTTAGTTTGTTCCGGTGTAGTTCCGGTATAGGGTCCGGCTACATAGATTAGGCGCATTTTACATCCTCCTTAAATTACCACCAATGGTGAATCACAACAGATTCATGTGGTACGGCCCCGTTAGCGATGAGCCATTCATCAACTACTTTGACAGCAGACAGTCCAAGACTGAAGGTACTTCTCCAGTACACGGCTCCAGCCTTGAAAGCCTCAATCAGCAAGTTCATAGGTACACCTTGTTGTGTGTTTTAAGTCGAACAATCCCTTGAAATGTTCTAACCTCTACGTTGGTTTTATGTAACGTTCCCTCCCTAGCGCTGTGATAATAGTCCACAGGAATGTCACCAACACGCTCACTGATAGCATCCCCATAGTGAAGCAACAAGGCATAGACTCCCCTGTATACTCGGGGGTCGATGGTTGTTAGAATCTTTTTCTCCGGATCGTCACAGTAGAGACTAGAAAGTACCTTAACCTCGGAGTCCGTAATCCCAGGAGCAGTTGACAACATAGCGCCAGGACGCCCCTTGATAGCCGGAAAGTGTCGATTGATGTTCTTGGGATTCCAAAGTTGTGTCGTCGGCTGAAGTATACAGTCCTTGTCAGGATTGCTTAGGTACCATCGTAGAAACCCGCTGAAAACGGCTCGGGGCATATCCAGGCCTACACGACGCATCCGATTGTACAGCGCTAGATGAGAGAGAAACTCACTGGCGTAGGGACGCCAATTCATACGCACCTGCCCCTTATACTCCATTTGGTCTTTGAAGACATCGAATGCTTTCAGATTACCACGGCGGTCTAGGACAAACCGGGTATCGAGCCGTACCTTCTCGGTACCCGGTGTAGTTACAATCCACATTATTCATAGTCCTTGAATTCCTCGCAGGCTTTCCGAATCTTCTCTGAAACGCCATCCTCTCCCATGAGAGACCTCACAGAGCGCCAGCCAAGGAAATTATTGTGCTTGCCTGCTGTAGCGACGGCCGGATGTTCCAGTGGTGAAGCGTGCGGAGGGTTAGCAAATGCCAACGTCATGAACAACTCAATATCCGCCGCGCGGTCACGCACCCCATCGTGATTCAGATACGAGACCCGAGCACACCGAGCTGTCGACAAAGCCCAAAGTTGCTCGATATTGAACTTTACCAGTTCCTCTTCCGTAATGAACGGAAGATGGAGACTCGTCGCCCTGGGCCGATTAACAGCGAGTTTCTGTTGCATCTGTCCGGCCAACTTCTGGAACGAGGGTTCAGCCGCTGGATGTACTCGCAGATTGAAGAACGGCTCCCACTGCTCATACGTGGCGGTTACAAGGGTTACAATCGTCCCGAACGGCTCCAGCAGCCGGTTAACCCACTGCTTATGCACGTTCAATTTTCGTAACTCTTGCGCCGCCTCGATGGCATTTGCTCGGGCTTTCAGCCAAATCTGCATGGCCTCTTCCCCGTACTCCTGCGGAATAGGCTCCCCGGCCTGCATCCCCTTCTTGTTTGTTCCGAAGTCTTCTGGCTCAGGCACCACGGGGTGCTCCATCAGTCTCTTGATGTATCGCTCGACCGGGATGGCGCGCGAGGACTGAGCGTTTCGCGAGAACATACGATGAGTCATCAACTCCGCATGAATATACCGTGGGTACTCCAACGCGAAGGTGGTGATACGGTCGTTTATGTCACTACGTGAGTCGGCGATGATTTTGACGTCAATGAAGATACTCATCGCGGCACCGGTCCGGAAGGAGGCTTAGAAGGAAGGATATCATCAAGCATAGCCTTGAGAGCCACAACAGACATCTTGACTTCCTCACCTCCGTTTTGTGTTGGAACTAGACGAATATCGTCCCCATCAACGTGTACTCGCATGACGTGGTCTACCCACTCTTTCGACGTGTACCCTCTAAATTTGATTGTAAGGGTTCGCACAACAATTCGTTCGTACATCACTTCACCTCCCACAGTTTGAAGAGTTTCTCCAGTCGTTCTTTACGAATCTGCACACCAAGACCTCCTCCCAACTTGGATGGCTGGGCAATGATCTCGGAAGGTTCCCGTAAATCCTCCAAGGACTGAAGCCCATCATCCAATGCCTGGAGCAGTTGAGTATTCACATCCTCCGCTGCTGGATAGAAAGGAGCATCGAAATCCAGATCAGGGAAATAGATTACGTTGTTACCGCGAATCTCAGCCGGGTATGCCACGGTCTGCGTCTGATCATCATCCGATGGAACGATACTTCCATAGTCGAAATGTTCACAGAGATCCTTAAACTCCTCGGTACCTGCCAAGAACTGATAGTCGTTGCCGTACTTTACGGTCAGCCCGTCTAGGGCTTTGCCTGGAGCAAAATGAATGAAATGTTTGAGCTTGAGCATGTTCACGTTCCTTCGATATGAGCCACTGCGTGACAATTAGGGCAGAGTAGTTCACAGTTGCCGATTTCACTCAGCAGTCTGTCTTTAGATAATCGCCATTCCCTCTCAGTCAAGTCTCCAGCTTCCGAATGGAACTCAAGAGCCTGCGGATAGTCTCCCCACCCACACCTAACGCACTTATTACCGTGTGTCTTGACGATGTCGATCTTTAGTTTATCCCGACGCTCCTTCACGCGCTCGTTGTGACACTTGTGACAGTGAGGACGTGGAGTTTTCCCCCACTGCTTCAACTCCATCTCGACGTCTGGATGGACAGGACATGCTCTAGTAGCGTCAGACATAGCGAGCCTTCACGTATGTTCCTCGGGTCGTCACCTTGACGGGGACCACCGCCATCTCTTCCTTTTTACGGTCAGGCTGCTTGGTAATTAAGAACTCCTCGCCCCACTCACCGTCGCCCAGATAGGTCCGCCTAAGTTCACATTTACCCCTAAGCCATTGTCCTAATGCCCGCCGCGCCTCGGTCTCGGTCATGAACAATCGGGGAACGCCTTCATCCCCTACTCCCACTCGGGTGAACCCATAGCCACCTTCGATAGGCAGAACGAGTGGAGTATCCGTAGGTGTATGAATGATCATGTAATAAATACGTTCCATATTACCCCTCCGGAATGTGTGGGTTCTCGTCAATCTTCCATGCCATGAGATACCAACGAAATCCTAGTAACCACCGCCAGCGACGATGAAAAGTGTGGGGGCCATCCCAGCGACATAGCCGTGCCTCTTGTTGAAACGCTACTTCGAGCGCAATAGCAAGAAGTACAGGATGTGCTGATGGGTTATCCCTTAGAAGTCTCATCATACGTATGCTCCTCATAATATCCACGTCTCTCATCGCCCCCACTCCAGTGCAAGTGCCGTGGTGTATATGATCCAGGCCCTCCAACCAGCTTCCCCCTCTTCGAACGAGGAAAGCTCACCGAGATTGTGAAACTGGACTTGTTCATCAGGGTCTTCCACAAGGGCGTCGAAAAAGATTTGTCCGGCGCGCTCAGCGATACGTTCCTCGGACAACTCCCCTTCTGCTGTCTCATACAACTTCACGGTGACGCCTCGGTTATGTCCAACCGCGTGGGCTAGTTCATGACACAGTGCCCGCGCCCACATATGAATGTCAGTTCGCGGGTCCATCATGATGATGACACGGCGCGAGTGGTCCCAAAGTGTGAGACCTGCTAGAAGCCGCGCCTTCAACGGGCGAGGGCGAATATACCAGCCAAGCTCGCGAGCTAGTTTCGGGGCAAGTTCTAGGAGAGTTTCAATACTAATCACGAGTGCTTCCTCTTCAACTACTTCATGGGTAGTTCGGTGTATTCACCGAGCCTGGTAGCCATAAATAGCGGATATGTTACCTCACCGCAACTCTTTTTGCCGTTCTTCCGAATCTTCAGGTTCTTTGGGCTTAGAGGGCGATACCCACCATCGAACAGGACGGCCATCACTGTCGGTAATTCGTGACTTCATGTTCTCTCCGTGTGTCTTTCTTAGGAGCCGGTTGTCGACTACGCTCCGAATCTTCCTCGTTGAGCAGCAGCATGAATTCGTATTGATCTTCACGCAACTTGTCCCATTCCGACTGTCCAACTCTAGGAGGGTATCGTTTCCATACCATAAAGCTCTCCAGAATTACCTACTGGTAAGTTTCTTTAGCCGTCCCCGCGCCTGTCGGAGTTGCTTGGCCCATTTTGTTCGAACGGAGAACCAGTAGTCGTAATGCCTGTATGAGAAAATGTGGGTGGACGGGCCAGCTCGGAGAGCATGTACAAGTTCCGAGATCTCTTGTCGGAGACGCCCCTCAACGTCAATACGAGGCTCACCGTAATCTTCATCCGATAGATCATGCATGTTACTTATCCTGTCGGAGTTGCTTGGTCCACTGCCACGCGTCATAGAACCAGTAATCTTTCAGTGGGCGGCTGTCTTCCTGTTTAGGGGTATAGACATAGGTTACGAATTCCATATTACTTCTCCATCAGGTTCTGTTTAAGAGATTCTACCCCAGCTACCAACTGAGCCCAACATCCGGGTTCCGAAAAAGACTCCCATCCGATATGGATCGTGTTGTTAGCATTCACTACCACGATACCGAAACCTTTTGCTCCTTTCCCCAAGCTCTCAATCAGATGTAGAAGATACCCTATAGCCCGCTCGCGTTGAATCTCTTCAGGAGTAAGGGACATAGATCACCACCTGATCTCAAGATTCGGGCGGTCAAACACGAACGTGTACCCCAACTCTTCCAGATGCTTCAGAAGCCCATCAGGGGGAGAAAGCATGTCAAATTGACAACGGGTGGCTCCTCGCTCACACGACTTCTTGACGACTTCGTCAATGGTGGCGAGCGTTTTGGCGAGGGAACTACGAACCTTTGCTTCTTTTGCTGAAATCATGACTGCTCCCCCCGCGTTGCAGTCTTCTTGGAAGGGACGGCAACTTCAACTTCCTTCTTAGTACAGGTGCTCATCTAGGACCTCCTCGTCCGGTATGTCGTGGCACAGTGGGTCATAACTTACGATAACTAGGAGCACTAGGAGTGATATGAATTCCACCACAGGGGTCCTCCCAATAGGTATGAGCGACGGGGTTTTCGAGATCGGGAAATGGTGAGTTTCCACAAAAACCTTTGCCCAAGAGATCGTAGATGGGGTCAGTGTGTTTACGGACGGACTTGGAGACGTCCAGCGTAGAAAGATTACCGATAACGGTTCGGATCGAGTACGCCTCCTCTTCACTCAAAGTGAGAGAAATAACAATCGACATCCGACTAGTTGAAGTAGCCATTATCGGGGGCTCCATCCCTCACGCACCGGAGCCGTACCACCGACGTAAGGAGAAGCAGTAGTAGGCACCCCTGCATCGTCCAGGGCCTTCACGATCGGGTCCGTGAACTTCTTGACCGTGCCCTCGACCGGGCCCGACAGATAGAAGAGACAGGCCTTGAGAGCCTTGGCCTCATCCATAGAGAGATCCAACACGTACACGGTCTGCTTGACGGTCTGAACGACCTCGACTTCCTTGGTATTCTTGACGACAGTTGCCATGATATATCTCCTTGGTTAGTGCCGGGGAAGGGACTCGAACCCTCACGCCCTCATGAGCCGGGGATTCTAAGTCCCCTGCGTCTACCATTTCGCCACCCCGGCGACCTGAGGGGACAATAAACACATCACGCGGTGACGTCAAGATGTAACTTTTGTAACCAGCCCACCCCTCCACGTCACCCCGACCCTCCAGATATGACTAGTCATAGTTCACGTCACCGGGTGCTCTCCGGCCAGAATTGAACGCCGGCGTTTAATTCGGGGGTAGTCATAGTTCACGTCACCGGGTGTATATTGAACGCCGGCGTTTAATTCGGGGGTAGTCATAGTTCACGTCACCGGGTGTATATTGAACGCCGGCGTTTAATTC